GAGATGTTGTGCCCGGCTCCGACGACGCCAACGCCGTGGATGAAGCCCGGACGGCGGCGGACGAGAAGGTCGCTGCGGAGAAAACCGCCGAAGAAGCCAAGGTTGCAGAGCTGGCAAAGGAGAAAGAGAAAGTCGACGACAAGGATGACGACAAAGAGGAGACTGAGGAGGCGAAAGCCGCCCGCAAGGACTCTCGTATCCCATTATCACGACACAAAGAAATGCTGGATCGCGAACGTGCCACGAGCGCGCAGCTTGCCGCCAAACTCGCCCAGTACGAGCGTGGTGCGGACGTCGCCGCGACCGACGAGGCCATCAGGACTAAGGAGGCCGCGCTGCTTGTTCTGGAGAAACAACATGCGGAACAGGTGATCGACGGTAAGGCGACGGACGCAGCCAAGACGATGTCCGAGATTCGCGCGACCGAGCGCAGCATTAACACCGCTCAGACGCAGCTTCAGATCGCTGCGGCGGAATCGCGCGCCATTGAGCGCGTCCGCTACGACACCACGGCAGAGCGGATCATAGAGGCGTACCCCACACTGGACGACAAGTCGGCGGACGCCGACTCAGCGATGATCACCACGGTCCTCGACCTCGCAGAAACGTATGAGCGTCGCGGCGCACCACCTGCTAAGGCGCTCCAAGACGCGGTTAAGGTACTCATGGGCGAGCCAAAAACCCGCGCGCAGGAGGTGGCGACGGAGGTGAAGGCCAAGGTCTCTGAGGAGGACGTTGCCGCTGCAAAACGCGCTGAACGTAAAGAGGAAGCACTGAAGAAAGCTGCTGACGTCGCCGCCGCGCAACCGGCATCGCTGGCTAAAGTGGGGACCAACGCAGACGTGCTCGGCGGCGAGCTGAGTGCAAACGATGTGGTCAAGATGAAACAGACGCAGTTCGCTAAGCTGACCGATGCAGAGCTGTCGAAGCTGCGTGGAGACGAGGTATGAACGCCGCGCAAGCGGCGCGCGTCGCACACATGGTCAACCGGGCGTATTGCGTCGGTCTTGGCGACCACAGCCAGCCCCGGTGGGAGGAAGCCCCGGAGTGGCAGCGCGCAAGCGCTATCGCAGGCATCCACGCCCACTGGGCACGTGAGATGACGCCCGAACAGAGCCACGAGGCGTGGATGGCCGCAAAACAGGCGGAAGGGTGGGTATACGGAGACACGAAAGACCCCGAGCGCAAGGAGCACCCGTGCATGGTGCCTTACGACGCACTGCCGCAGGCGATGCAGGTTAAAGACTACCTGTTCCGTGCGGTCGCCAACGCACTGAAGCCAGAGGCACCGTTGGATTACGACAACTAGACCCGTCATGTTGCGCCCGGTTAAAGGTTTATATGAAGCGACTACGAGCGCACGAGATCAAGCTGGACGAGTGGCGCTGCCGCGTAGTTGTACTCATTGGCGGCAGCGACACGCAACTGACGACGTTGTTCAAACGCTACAGCACCAACAAGGCCGACACTGATTTCTTCGTCCGAAGCATACGCGAGGCTTCGGGCTGTTGTGCGATCACGTTACAGCCAACTGGCTACACCCACACGCAGTTTATCTATCTACACACAACCCCGAAGCTGGCTGACCCATACGCCGTCAACTCACTTGCCCATGAATGTCTGCACGTCACGTTCGGCGTGATGAAACACGTTGGAGTACGTTTGACATCCGCGTCCGAGGAAGTGTTTTGCTACGCCCACGGACACCTTATTGAACAGGTGTGGCTGAAGTTGAAAAGGCCCACAGGAGTTAGAAGATGAGTCTTGATCTGAAAATGGCGCAACAGGCGATCGACGCCCTCGCGCGACATAAGACGCAGGTGGCGGCGACAAAGGCACTCGGTATACCGAGGGGGGCGTTTCGGCACCGGATGGTGTTGGCGCAGGTGCACGGACTTACACCAGCCGTGCCTCGCCCTGCCGCGAGGCCGTACGTCGCCAATCGTATCGGACGCATGCACCTCATCATCCCTGACGTACAGATGAAGCATGGCGTGAGAGACGAGCACATGAGGTGGATCGGTAACTACATCGTCGAGAAGCAACCGGATGTGATCGTACAGATCGGAGATTTTGCAGATATGGAGAGCTTGTCGGCATACTTGAAGGCGAAGGAGTCCGAAGGGCTACGTTACAAGAAAGACCTCCAAGCAGTGCATGGGGCGCTCGACAAGCTGTTCGCACCGGTCAACGACTACAACCTGACTGCGCCGGTCAAATACAAGCCGCGCTGGGTGTTGACGTTAGGGAATCACGAGCAGCGTATTTTGCGGCTTATCGATGACCACCCAAAGTTCGAGGGCGTGTTCGGGATAGAGGACTTGAAATACGAGGAGTACGGTTTCGAGGTGCACCCGTACTTGAAGGTCATAAAGATTGACGGCATCGAGTACAGTCACTTCTTTACCTCAGGGGTGAAGGGTAACGCGTGCTCCTCTGCGGCTGTGCAATTGCGCGAGCGAGCCTGCTCATCGACAGCGGGGCATGTACAACACACCGACGTTGCCATCCACAAAAAAACACAGCAGACCGCCCTCTTCTCAGGAACGTGTTACTTGCACGATGAAAAGTATTTAGGGCAGCAAGACAACTGCCAACGACGCCAGATCGTCGTCAAGAACGAGGTGGAGGACGGGCGATACGACCTGATGTTTGTGTCGCTGAAGTACTTGGAGAAGCACTATTCATGATTCATGAACGGAGAAAGAGCGTACTCATTTTGAGTACGGTTGTACTAATTTTGAGCACGAATTAGTACAAACCCAAGTTGGGCGGGAGGATGCCCAGATTGGGGCTTTAAATAAAACTTGCATCTGATCTAAATTAGGGTTAGCCTATGGTTTCGTCGGTCAGGAACGACACTCCTGACACCTCGCGAGTCGAAGCGAAATTCGATACGGCAGCAGTGCTTATCACTCGAATTTTAATCTCACTCTAAGAGGTACAGGAATGGCTAATACCAATTTCTCCCTGCTCACCACTGAGCAGAAGACCATCTGGTCTATGGACTTGTGGAAACAAGCCCGCAACATGTCGTTCATCAACAAGTTCATGGGCAACGGCCCGAACTCGATGATCCAGCACATCACCGAACTCAAGAAATCGGAAAAAGGTGCGCGCGCCGTTATCACCCTGCTTGCAGACTTGGTCGGCGACGGTGTGGCCGGTGATCGTACGCTGGAAGGCAACGAAGAAGCGATGCAGACCTTTGACCAGGTAATCCGCGTCGATCAACTCCGTCACGCCAACCGTCACGAAGGACGTATGGCCGACCAGAGGTCGATCGTAGAATTCCGTGGCAACTCAAAAAACGTCTTGGCCTACTGGCTCTCTGATCGTATCGACCAGCTCGCGTTCCTAACGCTCGGCGGTGTCGCGTACACCCAGCGTACCAACGGCGCTACTCGTGTCGGCTCTGATCTGCCGTTTCTGGAGTTCGCTGCCGACGTGGCAGCTCCGACTGCCGGTCGTCGGTTCCGCTGGGACAACACCGCGAAGAACTTGGTCAACGCTGGCGCGTCGTCCGCCGTGACTTCGTCCGACTTCCCAAGCTGGGAACTGTTTGTGCAGCTCAAGGCACGGGCCAAAGAACGGTTCGTACGCGGCATCAAAGGCGACGGCGGGGACGAGCGCTACTGCGCTTTCCTGACACCAGCCGCGATGGCTCGTTTGAAACTCGACAACACGTACCTGTTGAACTTGCGCCACGCTCAGCCGCGCGGTGACAAGAACGACTTGTTCTCAGGTGATGCGGTGACTATCGACGGCATCACGCTGTATGAGTTCCGTCACGTACCGAACACGGTCGGCGCTTTATCCGGCTCGAAATACGGTTCCGGTGGTGCCGTGGAAGGCTCGCAAATCTTGTTCTGCGGCGCACAAGCGCTCGGCATGGCAGACATTGGCGCGCCTGAGTGGGTCGAGAAAGAGTTCGACTTCGGGAACCAGCAAGCGGTATCGTGCGGTAAGATTCTTGGCTTCTTGAAGCCACGTTTCACCACGATTTATGAAAACAACAACGTCGAAGACTTCGGTGTGTTTACCGTTTACGTCGCGCAATAAGGAGAACGACAATGCCTTTCCTCAGACCTTCTCGTAATGCCCAGTACCCGCTCATCGCTGAGTTCGCTTTTGTATTCAACGACACGGCTACTGACTCCGTAACCGGCACCACTAAGACCTTCGGGTCGGTGTTCGGCGATGCCATCGTCATGGACTGCATACCGTTCCCAGCGGGCGCGGTAATTGTGGGCGGTGAGCTGATCGTGTCGACCGCAGGCGTCGGCCCGACCGTGTACACAGCAGCGCTTGGCGTGGCAGGCAACACTGATATCTACCTTGCCGCAACGTCCTTGCTGACAGCAGCACGCACCCCGCTATTGCTCACCACGCCGTTGGGGAGCAATGCAGCCGGGTTGAACTTGCGTCTGACGATCGCATCCACTGTCGCTAATGCGTCAGCAGGTGTGGCTCGGATTCGTGTGATGTACACGATCGATGGTCGTGCGCAAGAAACGCAAATCTTGTAATGCAACAAGCTGAAAGGGGGCCACTTCGGTGGCCCTTTCTTCTTAACTACTGGAGACTCTCATGGAATTTATTTCGAACAAAGACCAAGTCATTATCAGTACTGTAGGACGCTCCATCGAATTCAAAAAAGGCGAACCGACGTACGTCCCCAAAATGATGTGGCCCGCCGTACTAGCGGTCGGCATTATCCCGGCAGACGAAATGCCGGACGACACCGAAAAGAAAGAGCCTGTGCTGACAGACGAAGAGCGCAAGGCAAAGCTGAGCGAGGCCATCGCGGTGTTGGCGGACGAGAACGCGCGTGAAAAGTTCACCGGCAACGGTATGCCGCGCACCGAGGCGATCAGCGATCTTAGCGGCGTGTACATCGACGCCAAAGAACGTGATGCCTTGTGGACCGAGTACCTGCAGTCGAAAGTAAGCGACGATAAGTAATGAACAGCGAAGACCTCATCGCCGCATGTCGGACCGACCTCAACGACCTGGCAGCGCCGCCGTTGTGGTCGGATGATGAGCTATACCGATTTGCGGACGACGCCCAAAAGACGTTCGTCCGCACGATCGGCGGCATCGGTGATGCGTCTTCCGCAATAACGCAGCTCGACGTTGTTGTGGGTGTTTTTTGGACCAACCTGGACGAATCCATCCTGAAGATCCGAGATGCTTATCTCGTTTCTGATGGACGCCCCATCCAAGTCGTCAATTACGAGGACTTGGCCCAGTACGGCGTTCGTTTCGATAATTCAACCGGTCCGGTGCGGTTCCTCATCATCGGCATGCAGCCGAAGCTAGGGCGGTTTTTCCCGACACCGAGCGTGGCGGGTGTTGTGCAACTGATGGTCGACCGGCTTCCAGCGTGTGACCTGACCGCCGACGCCGCGCCACAGGAGCTGGAGGTGGATAAGCAGCACCACGAAGCGTTGCTACTCCGTATGAAGGAGATGGCATATCTGAAGCAGGACGCTGAGACGTTGAACAAGACGAAGTCGGCAGATTTTGGTGAGCAGTTCAGAGCCTACAGCACGTGGGCCAAACAAGAAAAGGATCGGGCAAAACACAAGACCCGCGTGGTGTCGTATGGCGGCGTAGGCGCTAATTCGCCTTATCGCACGTCACACGGCCCTAGCAACGACTACTACAACCGAGGTTAACGTGAGCTGCGAAACCTACGACATCCAGTTGATTTCTGGCACCACGCTTAGCCACGTAGTGCGGTGGGAGTCTTTGCCCGTTGTCTACAAACCAATCACAGCCATCTC